ATCAATAAACCAAAGACCGGTGCACTACGCGGCCTATCTCTATCTGACTTACTCAAACTTGACGTTGATACCGTCATCAAGCTTGTACCGCGTGTCAGCACGCCACCACTGGCAGAGAATGAAGTTGCCGCCTTAGATCCTACTGACTTTTTAAGCCTATCTACAGCGGTGGTCGGTTTTTTCGCCAGCAAGGAGCAACGGGAGAAAGCACGGCAAGAGGCCGAGAGCGCGAAAACCGAGGCATCCCACACAGCGTAGAGGACATTATTGCAGATCTGGCAGTCGTTTTTCATTGGCGGCCATCAGACTGCGATGATATGGATATTGATGAGTTAATGGATTGGCATGACAAGGCGCGTAAACGTAGTGAGTCGGACAAATAACTAAGAGGCGGTAACCATGAATGCAATTCTACTAGCAAAATTCTGGAGAGAAATTGTCATATTCGTGCTGTCGTCTCTTTTTGTCTTTGCACTGTTTTCTGTCTATACGCTAGTACAATCTATCGAACATATAAAAACCGAGCACGAGCTGACGCTAACCACTGAACGCGCTGCTTATGAAGTACGCGCGCGCAAAATAGAAAGGCAGAGCCATGAGCAAGTTATTCAAGCTATTAACGATAGCCAAGCGCGCGAAGAAGCTATCGCTTTGGACGTTGCTAATACTAACCGCGCTAATGAGCGGTTGCATGAAACCGTCGATCGTCTCAACTCCAGTATTGCCCGTGAAAACAGCGCAGCCCGTGCTGACTACGCCGCTACCCTCTCAGTCTTATTCAAAGAGAGCACAGCAAGATATATTGAATTGGCAAAAGCGGCTGATGGACACGTCAACGACATCCGAACCCTCCAAGACGCCAACGCAAACAAGTAATCAATAAAAGGCGCGTGACATGGCTAGTAATTTAGATCTATCGGCTACGCTCAAGCTCATTGATGATATCAGTGGGCCGCTACGTGGTATCGAGTCACAAGTATCGCGCTCAGTCGACGCGTTTAACGACGCGCGTAGTGCTGTCAAAAAGCTAGAGGCGACACAAAACCGCATTAGCTCTTTTAAAGATATGAGCCGAGAGCTGACAGAGACTAGCAGTAAGCTGCAGACGGCTAAGCAGCGGATGGAGTCATTGCGTCAGCAAATCGAGTCCACAGACAACCCATCACAAACATTGATAAACCGGTTTAATGCGGCATCGCGTAGCGTGCAGCGCCTAGATCGTAATATGGATAGTCAAAGGCAGTCGTTAGCGCAGCTAAGGCAACGATTAGAGTCGGCGGGTGTCTCTACTAGTGATTTAGGTCGGCATCAAAGCCGTCTGGCAGATCAAATAGCCGAAGCTAATCGGCGACTGGATCAACAGCGTGAGCGAATGAATCGGGTCAGGCGAGCTCAGCAGCAGTCACAGCAGATGGGTGACATGCGTAATAAGTCTATCCAACTTGCAGCTGGTGGCGCGGCCGCAACTTATGCAGCGGCGCGGTTTTTAGGTCCGGGTTTAGAGTTTGAGCAAGAAATGTCACGACTGCAAGCATTAACACGACTGGATAAGACTAGTCCTCAGCTCAAAGCGCTAAAAGAACAAGCCGAAATGCTAGGCGCTTCTACCAACTTTACCCAAGCTGATGCCGCGCGTGGCCAAGCATTTTTGGCGATGGCTGGGTTTACGCCTAATAGTATTAAAGCGGCGATGCCCGGAATGTTAGATTTAGCTTTGGCAGGTGGCATGGAGCTACCGCAAGTCGCCGATATTGCTAGTAATATATTAACAGGTATGAAACTTGACCCCACCAAGATGACCAATGTTGCGGACGTGCTATCTGCAGCCTTCACTCGCGCCAACCTAGATGTAGGTATGCTTGGTGAGACTATGAAATATGCAGCGCCTGGCGCGGCGGGTCTAGGTATATCACTAGAGGAAGTCGCAGCTATGGCGGGTAAGCTTGGCGATGCTGGTATTCAAGGCAGCATGGGCGGTACTGCGCTACGCTCGATCATGTCACGTATGGCAGCACCGCCCAAAATGGCAGCTGCAGCCATGAAACAGCTTAATCTACAAACGACTGATGCCAATGGCAATCTACGCGCGATGCCTGATATCTTAAAAGAGCTAGATGATAAAACCAAAAACATGGGTAATGCTCAGAAATTAGGATTACTCAAAGCCTTAGCAGGTGAAGAAGCCAGCAATGCACTACAGGTCTTAGTTGATAAAGCAGGTAGCGGAGAGCTCAATAAGTTAGTTGAGACGCTTGGTGGTGCCAATGGTGAAGCTGCAAAACTTGCGAACACTATGAATGACAACCGCATGGGCGAATTCAAAGAAACCATGAGCGGTCTTGATGCATTAAGAAGCACTTTATATGAAGCAAACGCTGATTCAATCAGTGGTCTACTGACTGGTATTACCGCCATAACAAGTAAGATGACCGAATGGGCCAAAGCAAACCCAGAGCTAGTATCTGTTTTGGGTAAGCTATTCGGTATCTTGGCCATTGGCGCGATTATCTTAGGGACCATTGGCGCAGTTATGCTCACTGTGCTAGGGCCTATTGCATTGCTAAAAGCATCACTAGCTACGCTTGGGCTACCTGCTACACTGATGCCTTTTACCATGCTTATCAAAAGTATAAAAATGGTAGGCGGTGCAGTCAAGGCTGTAGGCGCGGCGATGATGGCCAACCCTATTTTAATCGCCATTACATTACTAGCAGTAGCCGCTTTCCTTATTTATAAAAACTGGGGGCCTATCAAAGAGTTCTTTATTAATCTTTGGTCAGCCATTACCGCTAGCGTCTCCGCCGCGTGGGAATGGATTAAGTCGATATTCAGTACCGGCATTCAAGCCCTAAACACTTTTTTATCGAACTTCAATCCTGTTAGTTTATTTATGACAGCGTTTGCAGCGGTATGGAGCTACTTATCTGGATTAGGTGCGCAGTTCTATAATTATGGAGCAAACCTACTAGAAGGCCTTAAAAACGGCATTATGAGTAAAGCAACAGCTGTCGTTGAGGGCATCAAGGGCGTCGCAGGTCGAGTCAAAGGCGCGTTTACTGGACTGCTTGGCATTCGCTCTCCTAGTCGAGTTTTCACCGATTATGGTGATTATATGATGCAAGGCCTTAATAACGGACTCCTCAAAAATGACAGCCCAGTGCAGGCTATGCTAAAGACTAGCAACAGCCTACGCGCGGCGATGGACACTAGCGAGATCCGTTTTGATAACCGCAAGCCAATCATGGCAAGCGGAGTAATGGGTCGCGGCAATGCTCAAAGTCAATCAGCAGCGCCAATTAACATCACGATCAATGCGCAACCTCATCAGTCCGAACAGCAAATCGCTCAGCTGGTCGCAGACACACTGGCCAAACAACAACGCGGCCAAAGCAATAACGCAGCATTATATGACTTAGCGGAGGAATGGTAATGCTACTGACATTAGGACAATTTGTATTTAGCGTGGACACGCTTACTTTTAGCGAGTTACAGCGTAGTCGGTCTTGGTCGTATGTTAGCAATGCGGTAGCGCAGAGCCGTGACCAGTATCAGTACACAGGCACAGGTGAAGAAACTATCACTATCCCTTTTATGATATATCAGTCACACGGCTTCGGCAATCGTCAATCTATCGATGATCTGTCAGAGATGGCCGACGCCGGCGGCGGATATGTGCTGATTGACGGCAGCGGCTATCTATACGGCGTCTTTGCAATTACTGCTATCGATGAAACGCGCAGCCATATCACCAATCGCGGCGTGGCACGTAAGATAGATGGCACCATGAAGCTGACTCGTATTGATGATGATCGCATTCAGACTGACAAAGCGATGACGCAAGACACCCAAACACAAGAGATATAAGCATGCTACGTACCCCTATCATCAGATTAAGTGCTGATAACAAGCCCCTTAATGATCAGGTTATATCACGTCTCATGCGTGTGACGGTCACAGATAATAAGAATATGGACGCTGATGAGCTATCGCTTACGCTAGATGATCATGACGGCGCATTGGAGCTTCCTAAGCGCGGTGTGCGTCTACAGTGTTGGATGGGGTTTGCTGATATCGGCGTTGTCGATATGGGAACCTACATAGTAGATAGTAGCGAGTGGTCAGGAGCGCCGGACACGATTAGCATACGCGCTAAGTCTGCTGATTTTAAGTCATCCCTCAAGTCAGGACATAACGAGTCGTATCATAATAAGACACTAGGAGAGATCGCCGATATAATCGCCAAGCGTCAGCAGCTAGAGTTATCTATCAAGCCCAATCTATCTACTATCAATGTCGGTCACGTTGATCAAACCGATGAATCTGACATTCATCTACTGACGCGGCTTTGTCATCAGTACGGCGCAGTAGTCAATATTAAGCACGGCAAGCTACTGATATTTACCGCTAATAGTAACGTTAGTACCAGTGGACACCCGCTAGATATCACTATTATCACAAAGCGCACCGGTGACCGTTACCGTTACAGCATCGAAGATCGTCAGTCCGATTATGATAACGTATCGGCCAGCTATCAGGATAAAGGCGCTGCCAAACGTAGCACAGTCGATACCAAAGGTGGCAGTAAGACAAAAAAACTAAAAGGAACGTATAAGAGTAAAGACGCCGCCAATGCCGCCGCACAAGCGGAATCAAAACGTATCAAAGATAGACAGGCCAAGTTTAGTATTAGCACGGCCTACGCCTACCCCGCTGTGACTACTGAAAGCCCCATCACACTACAAGGGTTTAAAGCTGAAATCGATGCGCTAAAGTGGACGGTAGACAAGGCGGTGCACGACTATGGCAAGTCTAGCGGATTGACAAGTCAGCTTGATTTATTGGCCCCATTGAACTGATGTTGTGTTATAATAAATCTTGCTTGGGAGCATCGATATAAGGTTAGCCTAATTAACTAACTCGAATAAGGTGGCCGTGTAATCGTGGCGCGGATTTCAGCCCCAAGCAACTTATATTAGAGACCGAAAAGCCCTGCTATTTTGCAGGGCTTTTTTATACCTATAATTCGCTCAATCCCAGTCGAGTGCTTCACGATACACGCACCAACCAACAGGTAATGTTGTCACTGGTGTAGCATACATAAAGAAATGCTCAAGCCATAAAGTCATGTAGTTTTGATTTTGATTCATAGTATTGGCCTTTTAGCTGCTTAAATCTATATGAATAAAGCAAGCGCCGTCGTTGCATTGACCAGTAGCAGGATAACCGCCTACAGGCTTACTGCGATATTTACCACCGTTCGATAGATACATCACCGCATCAGCGCCATCTTTACCCGCCATAGCACGAGCTAATTTATAAGCATTCTCTAAGCTCTGTTGACTTAATTCAATAGACTTAGGTTCATCCGAATACATGTACCAGTTAAGCGCTATGTTATTAGGACTATAAGATATAGAGGCGGATAACGGATTATCATTAATAACATAAAGCGTCTTAGGTTCGCCTTTATGATTAGCGGATTCTTCAACTTCGTCTGGATCTAATCCAGCACTATCCAAAATATCTTCCCCACTCATCATACCTACATTTTCAATAGGTTCGCTTAAATCATCTTGATACCATAGTATATTATCTTCATCAGCTTTCGACTTGATCTCAATAGCCCCATTATCATGTACGACATAATCATCTTCTGATAAGCCAGCTTCAGCAGCGATTTCATTCATATCGATCACTTGCGGCTCAGGTTCGCTACAACCAATAGTAGCAAAGACAACTACAAGTAAAAAAAGGCGTTTAAACATGATATATCCTCAATATAAAAACATAAATCTATCAAAATATTAACTATCGTTTTTATTATTTATAATTTGCTCAATTCGCTCGAAAGCCAATTGCTTCATAACCTCACCCATCTGCTCAGCCGTCAATCCTGATTTTTTAATCCAGTCATCCGCCGCGCTCACATCCATTGGTATCCTATGCGGATGTGTTTCTAGCTTAAAGCTTTCCTCTAACCGCGCAATAATATCAGCATTCATAGAGCGATTATGATTTTTAGCTGATTCTCTAATAGTGTTCCTTAGTTCTTCAGGCAACCGTAGCTGATATTGAACGGTTGTATGCTTATCACTCATTGATGATCCTAAAATAAAAATAGTATTTCACACCCACTAGGTATTGACAATAATATCCAGTGGGTATAACCTATATTGCATCATATCCAGTGGGTATGTTTAATTTACACAGTTAAAGGAAATATGACATGTACCCAAGCCGTTTACTTCCACAGTTAAAAATTCGCTTCAGCTCGCATGAGCTTAAAGATTGGATTGACGAACAAGCGAAAATTAATCATCGGACATTATCCTCAGAAATTAATTACCACCTTGAACAGGCAATGCTCAAGAATAAAAAGGAATTAAACAATGGAGACAAGTGAAAGGCAATTAAATTTTAGAATCGACACATCTTTAGCCGACTGGATAAAGTCTTACGCTAAAGAGAACCGTCGTTCTGTATCAGCTCAATTAACTCTTATGATAGAACAGGAAAAGGCTTATGTTGAAAAATCAAAGCAAGGGCAATACCACCCAGCAAATTAACAACTACGTACGCGCACAGCAATTGATACACCGTCGATTGCAATATCTACAGGCATTAAAAAAGGCAGACCGAATCCGCCAAGATGCATCTGCCTTTACACTTCCATTGATTGACAAAACAAATGTTAATCAACTTAACCAACTAACTCTAGGAATTAATTAGTATGTCAGATTATACCACAACTACAGATAGCAGTAACGCCATTGCCGATGAGCTCTATCGCATACACTGCTACGCGGATACCTTAGCAAAGCTCTGCGCAACAGGAAATAGCGTCACTATCAACCCTGAACAGTTAGAGCAGATATTCAGTGATATTGCAGCGGTAACAGACAAAGGATCATCTACGATCCATACGACGATCGACAACCTGAAATCTTTAAATAAATCTGCGCAGAAGGACTTTAAAGATGACGCAACGCTACTTAAACCACCTTATATCAAAAGCCATAAGATCATGGGAAGAACACATCGTATCTACGTCCCTGAGTATGTCAACGTTGAAGGCAGGAGTACAACCGAGATATTAGAGCAAGGCGTTATTATTCCTAAAAATTATGAGCACTATAAAGTAGACGACTTTGTATTAAAGCTATCGACCAAAGATAGCTTTAAAGAAGTGTACTTACTAATACCTAAATGGGAGCCGCGGCTACTTAATGAATCCTGTGATAAATATGAAAAACGCACAGGAGTAAAAATAATTAGGCACTGCAAACAAGTCTAACCCTAATCGTTAAGCAAAAAGACCGTCATTCGTGGCGGTCTTTTTGTGTCTGCTACCCTCACCAATGAAGGAACCAAATCATTCAGCAGCAATATAAGCCTGAGCCATCTTGACCAGCATCCTTTGATCATCCGCTTGGCGGTACAGCTCAAGCCAAGCCTGTTCCTCTTCGCTTAGATCTGACGCAGAAGCACCAAGTCGATTGCCAGTCAGTACAAAGTGCATGTCATAACCTAGCGCCGCAAAATCGTGCGCTTGTATTAAGTCAAGTGTGCGCTTGCCTTGCTCATAGCGTGACAGCGATGCGGCGCCCAGACCTAAAGCCTCATAAACCTGCTTTTGTGTAAAGTTTAGGCGTTTTCGCTCAGCAGTCATCCGCTCACCGATCTTAACTATTAATTCACTAGATAAATTATCCATTTGGGTTTAACCTTATCATTGACTTATCCAATTGGATAAGTCATACTTATTTTGTTGCTAGATAGTTAGCAATTTAACACAAACCAGTAATGACTTTAATAACTATCGGAGACACCACGATGTCTAGATCCACTTTGAATGTGCGAATTCCTGAAGATAAGCACAAGTACCTACGCCTTAAGTCCACTCACTCCGGCAAGCAGCTTCAGGAGCTAGTCACTGAATGTATCGACCTCTATCAGCAGAATGACGAAGACTATATGTCTAAGTTCAAGCCGCTTATCGATGTCGAAGCAAATGCTAAGGAGAATACTCATGGCGCATAAGAACTGGGACAACGTCCGCGACCATCGCCTTTATGGATACATAAACCAAAAAGAGCTAGATGATTTTTTAGAAGCCATGCGCATCCGCGACATGGATCAACAAGCAACCGCTGTACGCCAGTTCGTTGCAGAGCGTTCAAGTCAAATCATTATCGAACACCGTCAAAAACAGTTTAAACAACGCCAAGTTGTTGTACCAACTGTGAAATACCAATTCCCTGGCGGTAAGTTCACCGTTAACTAATTCAATTGGAGATCCTATGGCAAACTCACCGACGGCGTATATACGTTGCCCACATTGCGACTCAAGAATGAGAACTCATGGCCACGTTATATTTAGCGCTTTAACCAAGCAGTTAACGGCAGCTTGCCACAATCCCAATTGCTTATTTACTGCAAAAGTAAGTATAGAAATATCCCAACAATTACAGCCTAGTCTAAGCCCCAATCCTGAAATTGCGGCAGCGCTGACTAGATAAATAAGGACAACCACGATGTCTACTTTAATGAGAAATACCTCAGAGCGAGAGCAAGTACGTAGCTACCTAATGAATATGGCGCCGCGCAATCTTGCGCCGTATCAATTAGAAGAATGGATCGCCGAGCAAATGGTAATAGAAGACTACCGCCGCCAGGCACTCAAAAAAATGATAGCTGCACTACCTAAAGTAGTCGAGCTAGCGCAAACCAGATGTAGCGCTGGTCATATTGCAGCGACATTACTGCTAAATCTCTACAACCGTCACGAGTGGCACTTCGACTTAGTCGGTATGCGTAATCTAGATTTTGATAATTGGCGTGCCTGTATGGACGTTTTGTCTTATCAAACGCTTAGCAGTCCTAATAAAGACGTCCATCACTACATCTCAGGTGGCAGCAGGGTTTTGCAAGAGCTTTGGAGTCGCTACGAATCAACGAGTAACTACATAGGTCGCAAATAAGGAGCAGTCTGATGTCTAAGTTATTTAAAGAAACTATGCAGACCATCGAGATAAGACTCACATCTGGCACCAAGATTAGACTAGTGCCAAGCATAGGTCATCGTGATGACATGGTGTTTTCTTATACCTCCGAAGATATCGATGTCGCTTTTCACTTACCGGCCACCGCTGCTAATTATTATGTCCTAAGCAATCACATTAACTTAGGGCGCTACTCTCAAGCGCTATCAGAAGCGGCATATAGGGACGCCGTTTCTGGCTATAAAAGATCACATTGCGGCATAGATACACTCGAACTTACAGCATAGCGCTACTTAACACTCAAATTTACTAGGTAATACCATGACACGAATTAATGACAAAGTCGTAGACCGCCTGATATCGGACTACGGATTCAAAGTAAGTGGCGACTGGCTCCGTGAGGGCCGTTGCCCAGACTGCAGTAAAAAATCACTATATACCCATTCAACGACGCCGCGCGTCGTCAAATGTGGCAGGCTTAATAAATGCGGTATGGAAGTCCACGTCAGAGATCTATTTACTGACCTATTTACCGATTGGTCTGCTACATATAAGCAGACGGACATTAATCCCAATGCTGCAGCGGATGCTTATCTAAACGAAGGCCGCGGACTTAGCATCCAGTCAGTCAAAGGCAGCTATAGCCAAGAGCACTACACAGACCATAAGCTCAATATCTCATCAGCGACCGTACGCTTTAACCTACCCAACGGCGGTTGGTGGGAGCGCATTATTGATAAAGCCGATCGATTCCCGCGTAAAGCCAATATCAAATACGGTTACAAGGTCAACGGCTACTGGTGGTGGCATCCGGCTAATACTCAGATGCCTAGTGAGATATGGATAACGGAAGGTATCTTTGACGCCATGGCGCTAGCCGAGCATGGTATTGACGCTGTCAGTAGTATCAGCTGCAGCAACTATCCAGAGCATAGTTTGCATGAGCTAAAGAGCCAATATGTCAAAGCAAAACACACTCTACCCATCTTAGTATGGGCATTCGATAACGACAAAGCCGGTAAGAGCGGTATTCAGCGCTGTATAAAATCAGCTGAAGATATGGGCTTTGAATGCAAGGCCGCGCAACCACCGTATGAAAAGCACCGTCAGCTAGACTGGAACGACTTGCACGAGATGGGTCGTTTGACGCCTGAGCATATCGAAACCTACCGTTACTATGGCGACATCTTGACAGCGACATCCGCGATGGAATCTGCTGTCATCATGTACATGCACACCAAGCGCAGTAGCTTCTATTTTGAATATAACTATCGCACCTTTTGGTTTGAGCTAGATACCAAAGCCTTATCAAGCTGCATTGGTGTCGAAAAGCATCAAGTCGATGATTATTTAGATAGTGTCAGCGACATGACTGACCTTGACGAGTCTATGCCAGACTTCGTCAAGAGCTCAAGTAAAGTCACCGAGGTTTGCAATGCCAAGATTGAAGCGCTTTACTTTCAGCGTAACGAGATCACCGACGAGTCCTGGTACTTTATGCGCGTGGCCACGGCCAAAGGTGATGTCACCACGACTATCACTGGTGATCAGTTATCGAGTCCGTCCAAATTCAAGCCGCGCCTACTATCCGTTTATGCCGGTGTGTTTTGGACGGGCGCTGCCGGTCAGCTCGATATCATCATGCGCCATCAGACCGAAGCGCTCAAAGAAGTCAAAACTACTGACTTTATAGGCTACAGCAAAGAGTTTGGCGCGTATATCTTCAATGATATCGCGGTACACAAAGGCAAAGCTGTCACCATCAATAATCAAGATTACTTCAAGTTAGGCCGTTTAGAAGTAAAGTCTTTAGCCAACTCTCCAAACGTACAGCTCAACACCAAAGATAAGCCCACCTTTGACTGGTGGACCAAGTTTAATAAAGTTCGCGGCGCTTATGGCACCGTTGTCATGGCATGGTGGCTTGGCACTTACTTTGCTGAGCAGATCCGCGCCATCGATCGCAGTTATCCTTTTTTTGAACTGGTGGGCCAAGCCGGTGCAGGTAAATCACGGCTTTTAGAGTTTCTTTGGCGCTTATCAGGTCGTGAAGACTATGAGGGATTTGATCCAAGTAAGGCAACTTCAGTCGCTATCTATCGTGAGTTTGCTCAAGTATCCAACATGCCTATCGCGCTTATCGAAGGCGACCGTAACGATGAAGACGGTAAAAAGTCTTACTCAAAGTTTGAATGGGATCAGCTCAAAGATGCGTTTAACGGTCGTAGCATTCGTAGTCGCGGCGTTAAGAATAACGGCAATGATACTTACTCCCCGCCATTTCGTGCCGCCATTATGATTAGCCAAAACGAGCCTATCCAAGCATCTGAGGCTATGTTGACGCGCTTATTACATATCCGTCTAACCCGCGAAGGCCAGACGCTCGAGGGTAAGCATATCGTTGATGAGCTCGACCGCATACCGTTAGACGTCACCAGTCAGTTTATGGCCAAAGCCATACGCAATGAAGAGGCTATCCTGGCCACTTATCAGCAAAAAGTTAGAGAATACGAGGCCTTTTATCATGCAGCCGGTATCACTCATACCCGTATCGCGCTCAATCATGCGCAGATAGCAGCGATGGTCGATTGCTTACATCAGCATGTACTCGAGGACGTCATGACTGAGGAGCAAGCTAAGTCGGCAAAAACCACCTTGATTGAAATGTCACATCAGCGCGTGGCCAGGCTATCCAGTGATCATCCTCTGGTCGAGCAGTTCTGGGAAATTTACGAATATCTCAATACTTTAGGCCAGTGTGAGATGAATCACTATACGGATAAAAAGCGTATTGCAATCAACTTGCCGAGATTTTACAAGATAGCGCAGCAAGAAGGTCAGCGGCTGCCTGACCAAACAGAGATGAAGCGACTGCTTAAATCCAGTCAGAAAAATAAATTTGTAGATTCAAACGTCGCGGTATCAAGCGCCGTCTTTGGTAGTAAGACAGTCAAATGCTGGGTCTTTGAAAATGGAATGGAGGGTTGAATCATGAGTAGATTAATAGAAAGACCAAGACGGAACGGTAAAGTAACGCTTTTGAAAAATTTAGCAGAAACAGCCAATAGTAACGAAAAGATAGTAAGCCAAGAAGACTTCAAAGGTATACCAAAGCGATACAAATGGGTAGTCGCCAACGGCGAAGGTATAAAAAAGTATTTCATAAATAAACCTCGCTTAATTGATCACATCAATGGAGTTTATCGAGCTTATTATCTAGGAGATAAAGTAACGCCTGCATTCAGAAAAAAACACCGTGATGGCATTGGGCTTGAGGGTGGGTACAAGTGCTTAGCAAATATAGCTAATGGCGATGGGATCTTAAGGAGAAAAGACTAATGAACCTAATCCGCGCCCTATTCCCTTACGATCGGCAAAGTCCCTTGCATTGGATAACCTTCGACACCGAATCTGGCCAAATGATTGACTGCTGCATGCAACCCACTCATAAGCAACGTGAGCTTTATCAGGGCAAGCATTACTCAATAGTATGAGATCACATAGCCATGCGCTGCGAGGTCGAAGTTTACCAAGAGCGGCGCTTTGAATCACTTACTGAAATAAAGATATTGGAATTAACAAAGAATCCATTAGTAGCGTGACTTACAGAGATTTAGCAGCTGCTCATAGAATCTAATCAGGAGAATAATATGTCAGGTGATAATCATTTAAAACGAATAGCCCATGAGTATGCAGCGTTGGCAGGTAAATGGTATGACCCATCACGATTTAAAGGTCAAACCTATATTCCTCATAACCCCAAAAACAACCGTAAGACAAAATCAAAAAGGAAAAAGTAATGGCAGACGATATCGATAGAGCAAACGATATTGCTCAACAGAGCTTAGAACGCTCATTGGCCAAAGCCGCAAAGTTCAGCGAACCATCTTATTCTGAATGCCTGGATTGTGGTGAAGACATCCCCTACCAACGGCAACAGCTTGGCGGCGTCAAGTACTGCATTGACTGCCAAACCGTTTTAGAAAGGAGACGCTAATGATGAAGTCTATCTTTTGGATGCTGATAGTCGCTTTTATCTCATACAATGTAGGCAGCGTCATAGCTCACAACGTAGTTAAGATGGAATGCCAGAGATTAGGGAAGTTCTACGTTGGCCAAACGGTTTATGACTGTAAAAGAAGTCAGTAAAAATACCTAAAAGTTACCTATTAAAGGTAATTAATAATATAAATCAAATCAACATCATAAAAAGAGATAATAGATAAATTACTTCTATTACCTCTTTTTTTACTACCGTAGTATTACCGCTCGTTTACCGTAGCGAAGTTAAGTTATAACCTCACTTTTGACCTGAAATCAAAGGATAAACCATGTCAGCAGGCATAGAACCTCTCAAAACCAGCATTCGTATCTGGTGGCGCGACGAACACGGCAAGCGCGACCGCGAAACCCTTTACGATACCCCGCCCACTGATACCAATCTGACCAAAGCAAACGCCATAGCCCAATCGATTGACACTCAAATTAAAATGGGCACGTTTGATAGAGATCAAACCTTTCCGCACTCGCCTAAGCGCAAAACCTCTTACTTTGGCCACTATATTAACCAATGGCGCACTACCGAGGCCTCATTAGTATCGCCTACGTCATGGACAACATATCTAAGCAAAGTAGAAAACCACATCGCGGACCATTGGACGCACAAACAGATAGCTAAAATCAGCGTGGAAGACGTCGAAGCGTGGGTTTATGGCGACTTGGTCAAACAAAAGCAGCTCAGCTCCAATACCATCAAAGAGATCTTAGGACTTTGGCGCAAGATTTACGGCTACTGGTCACGGCATCAGGCACAAGTAAACGACCCATCTCAGTACATCAAACTTAACTTTAACGATCCGGACGACATATATCCCTTTGATAAAAGCGAAATAAGTCTCATTACACAATCAGAAAAAAACCAGGCGCGGCGCAACTTATGGACAGTCATGCTCTGGTCAGGATTATCATCGCATGAATTACTACCCTTGGCCGTAGAGGACCTAGACTTAGATAACGGCTATGCTTATATCAAGCGCGGCGTCGTAAAAGGCAAGTATCGCGTCACAAAGAACAGACGCCGCAAGCGCCAAGTTGAATTACTGCCAGTAGTGATTGAGGCGCTACGCAGTCAATTGGATCTAATCAAAGATAACCCAGCGCAGACCGTTATGATCACTGAGCGCGATCATCGTACCGAACGAGCGCATACATTACAGTTCCTTTGGCATAATCCCAATACTGGTACCCATCACACTTATGAGCAGCTGCGCCACCAATGGCGCGATTATCTTGAGAGTATCAATATAGACTATCGACCGCTTAATAACGGCCGTCACACTTATGCAAGCCAAGTCTTATCAACTGGCGTCGTCTCAGCGGAATGGTTGGCCAAACAATTAGGCCATAGCAATACCGACATGATCCACAAGCACTATGGCAAATTCATTCCGCAAGATTCTGGCCACATCATCAGACTACTCAGCAAAGCCCTCGACCTATAACCCAGCCCACGACACAATAAAAAGGGTTTCTAACGTTAATTCGCTAGAAACCCTTTATTTATGGGTGCTCACAAAGCCATTATTACGGTTCTGCCATAAACCTCAATCCATAACCTAGCCCATACCATCAAACCAATACTATTTCTTAGGCATTAAAAAAGCCTACGCAAGGTAGGCTCTGTAAGGGTTTCAGCATATTCAGCTATTACCCGATATTTGGCGGAGACGGAGAGATTCGAACTCTCGAAGGGCTATGAACCCTTGCCGGTTTTCAAGACCGGTGCATTCAACCGCTCTGCCACGTCTCCATAGGTGCAACAT